GCAAAATCATCGGCAGAACGTGTTCGTTCATTAGAGCAACAAAAGTTGCTTGCTAGCGCCTTAACGGAAGAAGAGCAAAAACAGTTTGAGCGTCAGATACAAATTGCAGATATTATTCAAAACACAAAAGGCTTTTCTGAAGAGCAATTACGAGCTGAACTTGCGGCCACTATTGCATTGCATGAGCAGCAAGACGCGACCGAAGCAATTAATAAGGCAAACGAACAACGCAAAAAAGATGCGGACGAGTTAGCCAAAAAGCAAAAAGAACAAGCTGATGAAGCAGCAAAGCAGGCTAAAAAACTTGAAGACCTTTACAAGAATGTAGGCACCGCCATCGAGAATGGAATCGTCAACGGAATCATGAGTGCCATTGACGGCACAAAAAGCCTGAAAGAAAGCCTTGCAAGCGTGCTTAGGGACGTTGGATCGTTGTTCCTACAGTTTGGGGTACGTACTGGCCTCAATGCAATAAGCCCTTCTGTCTTCCCTATGGCAGAGGGTGGTTATGTTTCAGGTCCAACCAATGCTTTGATTGGTGAAGGTGGTGAGCCTGAATACGTCATTCCTGAATCAAAGATGCGTGAAAGTATGTCGCGTTATTCACGCGGCAGTCGCGGTAGTTCTGTCATTCCAGAAGTAGGTGGTTCTGGAGCGTCAAGCGGAGGTGGTGGACTTGCTGTTGCCGCTCCAATTGATGTTCGCTACACCGTTGAAAGGATTAACAGCGTTGACTACGTGACTGCGGATCAATTCCAAAATGGAATGCAGCAGGCTGCAACACAAGGTGCTAAACAAGGTGAACAGCAAACACTGAAGCGTTTACAAATGAGTAGCAGTGCCCGCAGGAGGATTGGAATATGAGCCAGTACGCTTTAGGCCACGTCGTAAGAATTAAGGCGATTGGCGACAATGGGCTATTAACTCAGTTTAAATTTCAAAACTTTTTTATCAACAAGGAGATGACTTTTGATGGCAATCAATATACGTTTGTGCCGTTTGGTTTTTCTGGAGTCACTGTCAACCGTACAGGCGATGGACTTGAAGCGACATTAGTTTTCCCAAACAATGATCTGACCCGTGGCTGGGCAGTTACTTCCATTAGAGATCATTACATTATGGAAGTAGACGTTTTAATTGTTGATTCGGAATCAGCAACTGGTTCTCATGATCGCGTGCATAGTTACATCGGCCAAGTAGTTGGCGGTGATTGGGACAACGTTTCACTCAACTTGCCTCTCAGTTCAGTTTTAGACGCTGTTGGAACGGATATTCCAAGGCGGTCTCTCACGCGCAAACTGGTTGGCAATTTGCCTGTATCCAATAATGTCCGATTGCAGTGATCTCATTGGGATGCCGTATCGGCTTGGTGCTGACGGCAGTGACGGTCACATTGACTGCATTCACCTTTGCTACCAAGCATTGGAGCGGATGGGCATCAACGCGCCACCTTTTAAGCAGAGCTGGTATGAGGCAAGCAAATGGGAAGTGTGCCGGGATCTGATGCGGTGGGGTTTGCGAGTTGAAAAGCCTGCGTATGATGGGGACATTCTGCTACTGCCGGAAAAATCTTGGACTTTCGCAGTGACATGGCAAACGGGAATTTTGTACGTCCAGCCAAGAACGGAAAAGGTTCAGTGGTCTTCGGTCCGACTGTTTACGACGTACCACTGCTTCCGTTCGAGAAACAGTTAATTGCGACAATTGGAGTAACTGAGGAGGAATATCAAAGGTTTACAACTGAAGCAAAACGCCGAGGAGTAATAAGGCCAGCAGCTTACGAAAATATACCTGACATTCAGTGTATTTGGCCTTTAGGAATGGCAGCAGGGGCAGCAGCAAAAAGCGCGACTACTGTAGCCCTTACCAATTTAGCAATTGGCGTTGTCATAAGTGGCATCGGTTACCTGCTAACCCCAAAGCCCAAGATGCCTGCCGCACAAAAACAAGGCGGCATCATTGACCTTGGCAGTGTTACAGGGGCCAGTCGTTTTACACCATCACGCGGTTTTGAAACGCTGGCAGAGCTAGCAGATTATGCGTCACCTATCCCGTTGATTTTTGGTCTTTACAAAGACAACATTGGCGGAATGCTTACGACACCAAAATTAATTTGGTCTCGCATGTTTAGCCATGGCACGATGCAACGTGCCAAGCTGATGTTTGTTGTTGGCGAGCAAGGTGTAGGTAGCGCAGGTATTCAGCCGCCTGAACTTGAGGGGATTTTTCTCGGCAATAATGCGCTTGACGCAGTTTTTGACGATTTATTTGCGTTTTATTGGCACGCAGACAGTAGCAGTACGTTTCGGATTCGTGGAACTGATAAAAGTTACGGAACAAGGGGCAAAGCGCATAGAGGAGACCCTGACGTACCAAACGACAATAGTGACGCTTTTATTTTCCCATTATCTGGCTATGAAGAAGACCCATCAGAAATTTTCTGCCATGCTTACACACCTTCTAACAACGCAAAATTTGGAGTCTATGGGGCGATTGCTAATGGTACAAATTATCGTGTCAACTATCAATTAATTTCGATCCCTAAAGTTGACGATGAAAAGGGAATGGCCATAAGAACTTTAGAGCGTATCAAGATTGTTGGAGATTCTGGAGTTAGATCAGGCGACAACCAATTAACGTTGCAGCAGGAGAATGATCGCCCTGGCGGTGCTTCCAAAGATCGTTTAAATGAAATTCGCACAAAAGGCAATCATGCTGGAGCAGGCAGGAACTACAGCCCAAGAATGGGGATAACTGAATACAACGGCAGCACCGTTGATTCTGGCAACCACAGAAAAACATTTTTGAATATTGTCAAAGGAGATAAAGCTTTATTCGTTATCCGGAACACTTCAATTGATCCAGATTTTTACAGAAAAGATGGCAAAGGTGCGTCTGTTGACGACATAAATTCTACAGTCGAATCGTTTCAGGTTGAGGCCGACGCTACGATGCAAGTGGGGGAGCATTTTGAAGTTGGTGGATGTATTTGGAAAGTAATTAAAAGAAAGTTGTCGATGTTTGACCCGCTGGAGTCAGCCAGCCGCAGCCAAGAAATTACTCTTGAATGTGTTGATACTTCGACTTCCGTTAACAGAAATCTTGGTATAGTAAGTGAAACTTTAGTTGTAAACCCCAGCACTGAGTTTATAGGCGACAGCGCCGTAGGTGATACAAGCCAGGGCGTTGGAGAGGCATTTTTCCCTTTAACTCAAGTCGAAATTGCGACAATAAAAAACAATCGTCCAGCAGTCGCTACTGAGATTGGATTGAAAAGCACTGTATTTCAACGATTAAGCGGGCTGTGTAATTTTCAAAGCTTGCCGACACCTGCAGAGCTTAATGATGCAGAAGAAGACAAAATACAAATGAACAGCGGCAGTATTTCTGCTAGTGTCATGCGTTCTTCTATATTTAGAATTTTTATTAGAGACGTAAACGGTACGATTGACACTTTTAATCCACTTCCGCAGTTCTTTGTAGTGCGCGGCCAAACGCCTGTGGCGCAGTACAACTACATTAGATTTACTCTTGAAAAAGCTGTTGAATTAGAATATAAATTTGTGCCTGTTTCTGCTTCAGAGTTCAGAGACTTGCCTGAAAATACTCCAGAGTTTATCGTATTATCTCAGTCAATTTCGACGGATCAAAATGAAAACGGATCGGGTGGTTTTTTTGAGTTTACAGAGCCCGTGCCTGGCATAGGATCAGTAGATGTTCAAGTTTCTGGTGAAAGAATTATTGGCAAAACTACATTTAAAGCAAACAAAGAATTTAGCCGTGGATTCCAGACTGTAGCCGGGCGCGAAACTCTTTCATATCCAGCGTCTGTTGCCTTCCATGATGCCAGGCCCGAAGCTCTGTTTGGCACGACAGCACAGATAGGAAGTCAACTAACCAGAGAGGCCAATATTGCTGACCCCTCAAATGCACAAGGCAAGTTAGCTGCTTTCTTTTATACAATCGCTGGCAGTGCTGATGATTTTACAATTCCAATTGGTAATAACAAAAGATTTGAAAGTGTAGAATACATCGGTGAAAGCACAACCACTTGGCTGCATTTGGAATGGCGATTAAAGAAAAAAGTTAATACTTTGACTTACGCAAGCGGTGAAGAGTCTGGCTGGGAGTTCGTGACCGTAACAGTTTTGGGAAGCGGCGGAGGCTTTAGCGACAAACAGAAAATCGAAGTAAAACGAGGCAGCGAGGCAACAAATGTTGTTAGCGGTCAAGCAGACTATCCAGACACAAACCCATTTGTCAGCGGGCATCCAGACGGCCCTTTGAAATTTTCAGGGATGCGTTTGTTGATTAATGGAGTTACAGAAGACGTAAAATTGGCAGCGAGGTCTCAAGCATGGCTTTATGAAATATTTGGCGCGGTTGGCAGTAGATCAGAGAACGATCAAAAAACTGTAACAAGAACATTTACTAAAGGCAGTAAGTCAATAAGAGTTGATTTGACGGCTACAGTCAAAGTTTTTCGTCAAGATCAAAGTGATGTCAATTCTCCTGAAACGCCAATAGTTGGCCAATATAAAGGATGGACGATTGGCAAAGTAACTCAAGTTTATCAAACCGACGAAACTTCAAAAACCTGGAACATAGGCGAGATATTTACAAGCAATAGAACAGTCAGCGCTGATAATCCTTTTAAAACAGTTTACACCCGCGTCGGGCAGGCTTATAGAATTACAGACGTAAGCTATGAAAGCACTGAGCCTCCAAGGATTGAGGCAGAGTTATTCTTTGCAGAGCAAACACAAGTTGCAGACATTAGCGCTTACCGTGGTTTTGTAGAAAAATCAAACAGCAATAGCCCGGAGCATGAAATTGTCTATATCAATGAGGCGCAATTAAATGACAATCCAGCGAATATGTTTGAGCTTACCATTGCTGGTCTTTCTTTAAAAGCAAGTCGCAACTTTACAGCTCTAGATCAAATGCGCTGCTGGCTTGGCAGTGGGTTGCCGGTGGAGCGTTTGCATCCGAACCCCAGCACTGCTTATGGGGATGCAAGTACTGTCGGACCAAGCAACCTGTTTACTGACCTTGTGTATTTCTTGCTGACAGATCAGCAAGCTGGCGCAGGTGGGTTACTTGGCATGGATAGCAACCGTAACTATTTGGTAGACAAAAATGATCTAATAAAAACGTCTCGATTCCTTGCAACTCAAGAGTTGTTTTTCAACGGTCCACTTGTCGAGCGTACCAACCTGCGTCAGTTTATCAGCGACATTGCTCCATATTTCTTGTGCAATTTTATTATTTCTGATGGCAAGTTTTCTTTAAAACCTGCTGTTCCTGCTTTTACTGGCGGGGCAATAGACACTGGCGCTGTTCAAGTCGATCAATTATTTACGTCAGGGAACATCTTAGAGGACACGTATAAATTAGAATACCTTGGAGCGGAAGAGCGACGTGCCTTTAAAGCTGTTGTACGTTACAGACAAGAGCGTAAAAACAAGCTGCCTGAAGAGCAGGTGGTCATCGTAAAAGGAGCTGATGGCAGTGGCGACTTTGCTTCCCCTGGCACAAGTATTTTGCCTGAGGAGCAGTTTGATTTAACTCAATTTTGCACGTCAAGAGGTCATGCCGTAAAAGTTGCTAAGTATTTCTTGGCGTTGCGGGCTTATGTGACCCATACAATTAGTTTTTCAACTACAGCTGAAGGGATCAACATTCAAGCCGGATCTTATATTAAAGTTGTAACCGAATCAAGTCCCTACAGCGCTGCAAACAATGGATCTGTTAGTGCGTCAGGTGCTGTCACAAGCGTAACTGACATGCCAGATGGTATTTACAGTATTACTTATTTCAAATCAGGCGACGATGACATTGAAAGTGGGTCAATGCAAATAAGTAATGGCACTGTTTCTAATTCTAGTTTTTACAATATTGTATTTACAGTGCAGAGCACTAGCGTTTCTGAAAACATATACATCGTTGAGCAATTAACGTTTTCACAAGAGGGCATAGTTGATATTGTCGCTTCAGAGCATCCCTGCAATACTGACGGCGGCAGCAAAATAGCTGTTGCTGTCAACAGCGACGATGGCTTTAGTATTGAATCATGACTTCTTTTCCGACGCTGGTTCCAACTAGCCGATCTTTTGAGGCTGGCGATTTTCCAATCAAGACTTACAAGGCTCAAAACGGTGCTGAGCATCGCATCCTCTATGGCAGCAATCGTACGGGCATGAGACTGTCCCTTAGCTATGCCAACATTTCAGACAGCAATGCTGAGCTTTTCCTTGATCACTACGATGCCATGAAAGGCACGTTCACTACGTTTGTGATTGGTGGCACTACTGGCAGCCGTGGCGGCTGGGAAGGCAATCTAGATGCACTTGGAGCGCAAACGCATGGGAATAACTATCGATACGAGGGCCCGCCTCAGTTAACGCAGGTGCGCCCTGGTATAAGCACTGTTACAGTAAATCTGATTGGTGTCCTCTGATGTCGAAGGTCTACAGCGGCAGAGATGGCGTGATGCAGCTGTCTGGCTCGACTCTCGCAAAAGTCGTCAGCTTTTCAGTGCAGTCAAATTTGGAGACACTGGAAACAACAGCATTGAACGAAAATCTCAGAACTTATATACCTGGCGTTTCAAGTTATAGCGGTAGCGCAACTCTGCTGTACTACAAAGACGCAAGCGAAAGCGTAAACACCACCAATTTGCTGAATAAGCTTTATAAGACTGGTCCTGACGGCGTTAGCAGCAGTGACACTGTGGATCTAACTTT